CATACCGGGAATCGGCGCTTGAGCCATAGCTCTTCCTTCAGGCGATGCGCCACCAGCTTGAGGAAGTGTTTGCAACATCTGGAGAATTTCAGACTGCTGTAATTCGTTTGTTTTGTTCTTGCGTTGACCAAGAATGCCGTTCAAGACACGGATAGCATTTAATGCTTTCTGTCCTTCTTCTGATTCTGAGCCTAAAGCTGGGAGAGATTGTTCCAACAAGTCCATAGCCATGCCTAAGTTAATCATGGCAGCCTCTTTTGACCCCATTTTGGGTTCAGGCGTAGACATTGGGGAGGCCATTGGAGGAGTTTCTGCATCTGACATTCCTTCGCCACCGGGTGTTGCAGCACCGGGCATAGATAAACCAGAAGGATTGCCACCACCGCCTGAGCGAGGGCTACGCATTAACTCCATCAATTTATCTTCAGGAACAGCCATAAAAACTCCTTATGCGCCGTTTGTAACCATTTACAAACAGCTTGTCAACAAGTGAAGGGCATTTTAATTCAGCCCCTCAAAGAATTTTAACGGTCAAACCGCAATTAAACAGGGTTACCCCCATTTAATTACTTGCGGCTCTTACGACCTTTACGAGCTTTACGCATAGTCTTCTCCATGTTGAAGGCGGCGAACTTTTAACGGGAAATAAGCCACACCCGATTCCTTTTTAAGGGGAATTACCTACGAGCCTTACGGCCACGTTTTGATTTGTACATCTGATTCTCCGGTTAATTAACGGCGGGTATAGTCTCTTTGACCACGCCCAGTTGAGGTTTTAATACCTTGCGTGCGATATGTCAAGTTAGGTGACTGCTCACCCCGAGATAAATCTTTGGTGTTGACCCTTGGCTGGTCATTTTTTGGTGATACTTGCTTAGCTTCTGCCATCATCCCACCTGCTTTAAATCTGGTTTACCTTTGGCTGGCGCTTGTGCTTGCTGAGCTTGCTGCTGCGCCGCCGCTTCCTGCTCTTTCTCTTCCATCTTTTTTAGACGGTCTTTAAGTAATTGTTTCATTGGAGGCTCTAACAAGTCAAGCAAAGATTCTTTGTCAATAACTTTTTTATCAAATAAATTAAATGCAAGCTGGCGCAGGTCTTCCATGAAGATGGGAGAGTTAGAGTGTGCGTCCACCTTCACCACAAAATCTTTTGTAAATTGCTCGGCAATAAACTTGTGACCTTGCGTGTCTGTAAAGTGGGTGTTGTCATACACCTGCATGGCTTTCAGATACAGAGTAGCCAATTTCTCTAAACTGTCCTCAATAATGAGTGCACGTTTCTTTGCACGTGATGAGCCAAGCCTTGCCAGTTGTGAGGCGTGACCAGAGGAGCGCACTCCTGCTTCTCCCTTGCCTTGCAGCACAGAGACAATGCCAGATGCTTCCTCAAACATGGAATCTATTTCTTGAATTTCTCGGAATAAATCTGGAGGAATTTGAGGCGCAAGTTTTTCAACTTTTGCATTAGGCATGTCAGTAGCGAGGAGGCCGCCTGCACGATTGAGAGCAAAATTTTTCTCATCTAAGATTCCCGTAAAACCAATCAAGGCCGTTGGTGGGTTAACTTGTTTGGACAACAAGTCTAAGATTTCTGACATGCGTTTGTTACGCAGCTGCTGCAGGTAAATCAAGCGCTGCACTTCTGAGCCGCCCCAATAGTAGTCATAGAGTGGGTTAGGCGCAATCTGAACAAAAGGTAATTCGCCCTTGAGAAACACAGATTCACCAGGCCTGTCGTAAATAATTACATCTGGGTCGGCTTTGGTTACAACTTGGTAATCCATTGTGTCATCGTTCCACACCCAGAGTTCGGTCATCTCTACTGTTTCTTCAGCAACGGTAGCTTTGTAGCGGTTGCCGCCAGCAAGGTCTAAGTTGACGTTACCGTACATGGTTGGATTTGATTGCGACAAAATAATTCGCTCAAGACCATTGGCAGCATCTGTTCGCTCATGTTGAGTAGCGCCTACACGGGCGACAAGTTCATCACGTTTAGGGTGAGAGTACAGCCGTGCGTACAGCTCTGACTTGGTGATGTAGTACGTTTGCACAAGAGCTTCTTGTCTGTCAACGTAAGGAGTGTCTTCACGCAACACGCCTATGCAAGAAGGTTCAACAAGATACGGGTGCAGCCCGTTGTTGAGAATCAATTTAACGAAACAAGAATTGTAAACAAGCGCCCAAGTGGTTGCAGAAGAAAAAACTTGGTCGGCGTTGCTATTTAACCACTCATCATTGAGGGCGCGGGTCAGCGTTGGGACTTTGACATTCTCCATATCATTGACAGAAGCGCCAAGCTGAATGCTAAAGCGAGTTGTTTCAGCCGAGTACAAGAAAGAGGTCAGCTGGTCAATGTGAGGAAAGATTTTGTTGTACAAAGCCGGAGGTTCATCTGGCCCATTGCCAAACAAATAGTAACTTCTTAAAGAACCGTAATCAGCTTTACGCTCTTCTTTTGAAACTGTGCATTTCTGAATCAAGTCGAGGTAAAAGATTTCACGGTCTTGCGGGTCTGTTGGTATCCTCATGGCTTGCTCACCTGTAAGTTATCTTGGTCTGCCATGTAGCTTGCGGGGCGAGGGCCGGACAAGTTACCTGCAGCTTTGGGGTTAATTCCCACAGATTCTCCGTTAACAGACTTAAATTGTCCACCCATAACGGATTTCATGTTGATATTACCCCCACCGCCCCAGATTGCATTGTCACCGGGGCGTTTTTCTTTGTTCTGGGCGTTCATAGCCTCTGTTGCTTGGTCAAACTCTTTGTCAGACAGCTTGTTATGGCGTTTCATGTAGCCAGTTTGATACTCGCCCTCTTTGGTGGATTTAATGTCGGTCATGTCGTAGTCAATGGCTAGTTGATTGACTGTTTTGTCTGTTTTCTTGGTTTTATCTGACTTTAAGCCCACCGGCTTGAGAAAAACCACGCTCAGCTCACCTTTGCAATTCTTCATGGGGCATTTAGCTTCCCATGCCTCAAAAATGCCGTGTGTATCGCAATAATAGTCTTTTAGGACTGCCATGTTACCCCCTTAGTGCTTCATCTAGGTCTTGTTCACTGTAATCGTGCCGGTTGACCAGACCTACACGCAGTTTGATTCCTTCTGACGTAACTTTCAGCCCCAAACCGTGAATGATGGGAGGCTTAGCCTCTTTCCTGTACTCAATAAAGCGGCTTCTGTCTCTGTTACTCATTACCTTGACCATGCCAGCTTTCCACTGCATGTAGGCTTTGTTGACCCTGCGCTGGGTAGTTTCTGACATAGATTCAGTCTCGTAGTCAAAAACATCCAGTAATGTTGCCTTGCTGATGCCAGCAAGTTGGGCAAACATGGGTATAGAGATGCCCCTGTCTTTGTCTGCAAGGAATCTTTTGATTTGACGCTTGAGTTCAGTCTTGCTTAAAGGTGTCATTTTGCTCCACCGTTGCTACAAAATAAGTTTCTTGGCTCCCGAGAAAGACTTTGAGTTCCATTTTCCTGACAAAGTAACCATCATCTTCAAACAATTTAAAGAGTCTGTCTCTGTCACTCTCACCATTGGGCGCTTCTACAATAATTTCAAGAACCATACATGCCAATCCTTTTCAAATAATCGCTGACATTTCTGCCAACGGAGAGTTGTTCAGGGGTAAATTCTTCCTGTGACCTGCTTATTTCTTTGGTTATCTTCTGGGCTACAAGCCTTGGCTGCACCTGCTCTGCCCAGCATACGGTTGCCAGCGCACAAGCAATCACACGGTCATCCTTGTTTCTGCCGGGTGCGCCAATAAAGCCATTCTCACGCACGATGCTCTTCATCTCTTCCAGAGTTTCCATGCTCTTAATGTCCATCATGCCACGCTCAAAATAATCTTTCATGTAGTTGAGCATTCGCTCTTTTGTTTGGCTGGTGGTGATGTAGCCTATGGAGTTAGACAGGCCGCCAAGGGTGTCGTTCCTTCTCCAGATGTAGTTGGTCATGCTGCCTAGCACGTCCATGAGGCCATGCCCTACAGAGCCTCCCATCGCAACCGCCATGCGCTTTAAGTTCCGTATCTCGTTGATGACCGCTTGCCCCGGGCCATTCACCTCTAGGTTAAGGGTCGAGTTCTTGTAAGCTCCTGCAAGGTGGGCAATCACCCAAGCAAACTGGTAGGTGTTCATCTCGCTGGTGGCAAACTCGGCTACTTGCTCCATTCCGTCAGCATAGACTCTGAATACTTGTATGCAAAAACGGTCAGCCCAATCTGAGCTTCCGTAAGCAGGGTCAGCGCCAATAACGTAGTAAGCCGTATCAACTGGCTCTTCCCAAATCTTGAGTGTCCCCAAGCGTTCTGTAGAACGGATAACTTCAGTGTCCTGAAACAGTTGACCAAACACATACCTGTAGTGGTCGGGAATAAGTTTCTTAGAGGCTTTGGCGGCTTCCGTACACCTGCTGTTAGAGAAGAAAGAAGTGCCTGTCATCACAAAGGCATAGTCCTCTGTCGGCGGGAATTCCTGATACATCAAGCTCTCGTCCTTGATGCCTTCCAGCATCTTCCATCTCCACCATGCCATCTGGCGGGAGTTAATCTCAAAGCCGTAGAGCTTCTTAATGTCTTTGACCCACTCTTTTTCCTCACCAGTGAGCTTGCCGTCCCAATACACTTTGTAGATGTTGCTCTCAGGGTCAACGGTGTAGTACTCATTACGCCACCAGCCGCAGAAGATAGCGTGCTGGGTTTTGGCAGACTTGGCGGTCTTGTACATGTCGTGGAACATGTTAAAGCCCTGCGCTGTACTCTCAAACATGTAAAGGCGCTCAGCGTTCTTCTCTGCAAGAGAGGCAATCAAAGAGGCTAATCCTTCTTCGTTACCCCAACTCGCAGTCTCAGTTCCGTGAAGATAGGTGATGGCTTTTCCCTGTCCGAGCCGGGACTTGTTTCCTGCAATCTGGTAAAAGATTCTGCTTCTGTTTTTAAGTACCATCTGATTACGGTTATGTGCCACCAGAGGAATCTTGTACTCTTTTGGGAGTCCGTCCATGTACATACCCAGAGTTGACCTAAACATATCCCGGTTCTCTTCTGTATCCGCAACCAGTGTTCCCTGCCAACCCGGGTGCGTGAACTGCCAATATAAATCAAGGGCAAGTGAAACAGTCGTGATACCCAGCTGCCGCCCTTTAAGAATGACGAAGAAGTGAACATCTCTTTCTAGCCCCTTTGTAATCTCTTGCATCACATACTTCTGCGTCCCCAGCAGAGTACCCATCTTCTTCAAGCCCTCTTCTTTTGTCTCAATCTTGAGTTCCGAGCAGAACTTGTAAAACTTCTTTAAATCAAAATTCATAGTTGCCAATCAGCAATGTGTTTTGCAGCGTCCCTGTTACGGGCACAATTTAACAACTCTTTGTAAAAGATGGCAGAGTACTTGTCTTCCCACTCACTTGCCAGCATCCTCTTCGCTTTAGGACTAATGCAGGACAAGGCTTTCTGCATTTCTCTCTTCAGCCTTAAACGAGATTCGTACAGCTGCGTCTGTGTATCCTTGTCTGTATCCATATTGCAATGCCTCATTAACAGCTCTCACCGTATTCACCTGAGAAAACTGCAACATAGAAGATAAGGTCAAGCAGGTTGCCCTCAAGTCCTCTTCCCCCATCCACAATAATTCACTCTCCATAAATACTCCTCTAACGTGTTCTCCACACTCTGATGACCTGCCCCTCTGTCTTTGCCGTAAAACCGCACCCAAGCCTCTTAGCGGCCCTGTAATTGGCATTCAACACCTTCTGCCGAGCAGACACGGGAACAACAAAACTGTCCCCCACATCCATCTCCTCATAAGGGTAGGCGTACACCACCCTCGCAGTAGGCATATCAATACCACGCTCTAACTCAATCTCTTGTATAGCCATCTCTACCCCTCTATCAATAACCATATCATATACACAAAAAAAGACCTACGCAATAGGTAGGCCTAAAGGATTGGCAATGGCAACTGCAATCCACAATCAAATGTAGCAGAAACAGTGAAATTTTTTATGGGGGGGAGATGTTGGGGGCACACCCTTTAGCATATCCAAACCCAACTCGGTTGCCACTGGCTTGCGTTATGGTTGCGTGATTGTGCTAGGTGACCATTGTCCCATTGACCTAGTGCATGGCATGGCATACGGTAGCATTAAGGGTAGCGGGTAGCGTCTAACCGTCCCGTCCCTTTTCCCGTTCTCAGGGGAGAGAACTGTTAGACTTCCCCTTGTTATCCGATTGACAATGTACCCATGATATAGATAGTCAAACACCTAGTCTTTGTATATGCGGTATAGTTTATATATATATAGTCTAACACTAGAACACTAGTCTATACGTGTGTCTTAACTTAAGTATTACAGGGAAACTACTTAGAAAATAATTGTAAAAAAGCTATTGACAATAACCTAACTAACCATATAATTACATCATCACATCATCGTGATGCACATTTAAAGGATAGTATCCATGTCAAACACTGTTTATCAAGATGTTACAAACAGCATCATCGAACAACTAGAAAAGGGCGCTATCCCTTGGGTTAAACCTTGGAAGGCCGATTCTAGTGCCGATAAAAACCTACTCTCTCAAAAACCGTATCAAGGGATAAACCGCCTTATCTTAGGTCTATCCGGCATGGTCAATAAATACGATGTTCCGGTTTGGGCAAGCTACAAACAATGGGAAAGCATCGGCGGGAATGTTCGCAAGGGTGAAAAGGGAACTCGCATCGTTTTCTTTTCCAAGGTTAGCAAAGAGAACAAAACAACTGGTGACACTGAAAGCTACTCAGTCTTAAAAGCCTATTGGGTTTTCAATGCTTCACAAATTGACGGCATTGATATAGTTCCCGCCGCTGTAGAACCAAAACCTTTTACAGCTGTAGAACATGCGGAAAGTAGAATCATTAAAACGGGTGCGGCATTGTCACACGGCGGCGATGCGGCCTTTTATGCACCTAGCGTTGACCGTATCCAATTACCTAACAAGGGTACATTCAATAGCGAAGCGAACTACTATGCTACGGCATTTCATGAGTTAGTGCATTGGACGGGTGCGAAGCATAGGTTAGACCGTAACCTTGACAAAGGCCGTTTTGGGAATCCGGCCTATGCTTTTGAGGAATTAGTGGCGGAAATGGGTGCGGCGTTCTTATGTCAGGACTACGGTATTCAAGGTGAACTACGGCACGCCGGATACATTCAAAGTTGGCTCAAGGCCTTGCGTGATGATTCTAAGGCCGTATTCAAGGCCGCCGCCCTTGCTCAAAAGGCCGCCGATTACCTTAATACATTGGACGCTACCAGCGAAGCATTAGCGGCGTGATTGTCACCTACTAGCCTGGTGACAGTGGGCTAGTGGATTGACAATCGGTCA